TTGCTGGGGAAAATTTTATAGAAAAATTAAATAAAACTATAAAAGAGTTTGAGCCTTCTAAAATAAATGATTGGTTAGATGAATTGATAGTAAAATTTGATAAACTTACTAAAAAAACTATGAGATATGCAGGACTTTATATGGGAATGCAAATAGGTAGTACTTTTGGTATAAAGGGAATAGTTGCAGGTGGATTACTTGGTTATTTTTCTCCAGAAGTAGCAGGAGCAATGCAAAAATTAGTAGAAGAAGAGGAGAAAAGAAAAAAACAAAGAGAGGAAGCAAATAAAAATTGGTATGACTGGCAAGAAAAAACAGGAGGATTACCTACTCAAGCAACTTCGACTTATGCTCCAATGCAACAAATTTTAGAAGAACAAAAAATCAAAGAAAATCAAGAATTTCACAAGTTTTTATTTCAAGATATAAAAGCACCTGAACTAAGAACAAATAATGCTTATGATTATATTAACAATAATGACACTCATAATGAAAATTTACAAAATTTTTATAACTCTTCTATAGAAAATAATACTAATAATGAAAACCTCTATAATAACAAGTATAGTACTGAGAATAACTATTCGTCATTGAATCGTAGTAAATATTTTAATTCAAAAGATGATTATAGGAGATACAATTTTAGCGATTCTAATTCAAATAACTTTTTAGAAACAAAAGAAAGTTTTGAAAACAAAATAGAAAAAAATATATCAAATACTAATAGTGAAAAAATTGAAACGATGTTTAATGATGTTCAAAATAGTTATAAAAATTTAAGTAATAATATTAATAATACTTCCAATTTGTATAATAAAAACAATAATTTTAACTCTAATATAGAGAAGATATCTAATAGCAAGGAAGATAACTATGTTAATATGATTTGGGATGAAGAGAAGAAAAAGTTTATCTCAAATACTAATAATAAAAGTACTAGCATAACAAATGAAACTGAAGATTATAAGTCTACTTATAATACTAATCAAAATTCTAATATTATTAATAAAAACTCTACAATTGAATCTGCTTATGATAACTCTTCAGAGAGTAGTAATATATCTAATACTATTGCTTTTACCAAAGATATAAAAGTAGCTGTAAATATTGATTTTAAAGGCTCTCACTTGACACTTGAGAACTATGAAGAGAAAATAAAAAAAGCTGTTGATACATCAGTAAAAAATAGCTTTAACAAAGTGATAAATGAGCTGTCAAACGGATTTAATTTTGGAGGTGCTTTAGTATGATATTTAAACCTATACAACCTCACATAAACTTAGTTAATGGACTTTTTCCTTTTATATTTGTTATTCCTCCTACTGATATTAAATTTTCTCAAACTCAAAATCATAAACCTATTGAGATTATAGATTTAGGAGAGATAGTAAGGAATGGAATAAGGCAATGTATAAGAGTTAGCTGGAGTGGATTTTTCCCTGCTGTAAATTCATACTTTTACACACCTATTTTAAATCCTCTTGGAGCTAAACCTTCAGCAGATTATTTAAGGGATTGTATGCAAAAAAATGTTAAGTTTAAACTTATAATTCCTGAGTATTTAGAATATCTAAACTGTAAAATAGAAAGCTTTGAAGTGGAATATAGAGATCATACAGGAGATGCTTATTATAACATATCTCTTGTGGAAGATAGGCAGGGAATGAGTACAACAGTTGATTTGATAACTGGATTAAGGAGCAGATTATGATAACTATAAAAATGGGAGATCAAAGCTATACTGATGTATTTGAGACTGTAGAGTGGAGTGGTTCTATAAAGACTTCTTGTAGATCTTTAGAGGCTACTTATTTAAAAGATAAAGCTAAATTTGAGTTAGGAAAAGAGGTTAAATTCATAGTAGATGATTTAATTGTGTTTATTGGAACTGTATTTTCTATAAAAATGAATACAGAGGAAGAAACTTATACAATGAAAGCTTATGATAATGCAATTAGATTAAATAAGAACTTTTTTATAAGAAACTATTATGAAACTCTACCTAGTCAGATAATAACTGAACTATTAGGAAGTTTAAAGATAGAAGTTGGAGAAATTCCAGTTGATAGAGCTAAATGCACATTTCCTGCATTAGATAGAAGTGCTTATGACATTATACTTACTGCTTATAAAATTCAAGCTATGAAAGATAATAAAGTTTATTCTATTATATCTGAAAATAATAGAATTAGTGTAGTTGAGCAAGGGATATTAATTCCAGATCTAAAATTAATCTCAGGAAAGAATATAAGAAGGGCAAGTTATGAAGAAGATATTGAAGAAATGATAAATAAAATCATTGTTTATAAAACTGAAAATAACACTACCAAAATCATAGGGACAAAATCAAATGAAGAAGATATTGAAAAATATGGAATTTTTCAAAGAGTACAAGAGCAGGATCAAAATAATGAAGTTTATCTACAAGTCAATAAAATGTTAAAAGGTGTATTTGAAAGTTCAGATATAGAAGTGAATGGAAATATATATTTGATGAGTGGTTATAGTGTGCCTGTTAAAATTAGAGAATTATCAAAGTTAAATGCTAATTTTTTAATTGAAACAGATAGGCATCTTTGGACATCTAATGACTATATAACTTATATTAGTTTAGCTTTTGAAAATGTAATGCAAGATATAGATATCCCTAAATATCCTACTAGAAAAAAATATAAGCAAGAAGCTAAAATGATTAGTACTTTTGATCCAGGAAAGGCAGGAATAGCTTATGAATAATTCAAGTATATTACTAGAAAGTATAAAAAAATATGTAGATAGTAAAACTAATATAAAAAAGAGTATTATTTGTACTATAGTTACTCCACCTCCAAATATTACATTGCAGTATGAAAATATAATTATACCTACTGAGCAAATTTATGTAGCAAACTATTTACTTCAAAACTATCATAGACAATATAAAATTGATGGTATTATAGATAATATTGAGATTAATGTATCTAAATATGATTTTGATAATACAACAAGTTCAGATCCTGTACCTCAACATCCATCACATCCAATACCTAAACTTCAAGGTAGTGGGAAATATAAAGGCTCAGGAGTTTATCAAACACATAAAGATTTTTGGTTTACTGATACTCTACAAGCAGGAAACGAAGTTTTAGTTGAAGTAGTCAACAACTCTTATGTAGTAGTAGCACAAATAGTAAGAATGCCAAATGGAGCAAAGGAGGGAGCATAATGCTATTAAATTTAATAGAAAAGCAACAACAGGAACAACAAGAAAATAGTTTACCTCTCTTTACTGAGATGGCAATAGACTTTAATACTGGTGAAATTATTAGCAAGGATGGAGAGATTGTAAAATTAACTGGGAAAGATGCTTTAAATGTATGGATATGGAAAGCTCTTAAAACAGAGAGAAATCGTTTTAAAGCCTATTCTAATAGTTTTGGTAGTGATATTCATAAAGAAATTGGTTATGTTTATGATAGAACAGTCAAAGAACAATTAATCACAAGTGAAATAGTAGATACTTTGATGGTAAATCCTTACATTTTGAGAGTTTATGATTTTGAAATCGATTATTCAGATGAAGACTTAACTTTAAATATAAAGTTTAAAGTTGATAGTATCTATGGAGTAGCAGAACAGGGGGTGAACAATATTGCAATTTAAAAATGCTTATGAGATTAGAAACTCTATTTTGAATTATATGACTAATAATTTATCTAAAATAGAAGGGAGTTATAACTTTGATATAGCAAGTGCAGTAGCTCAAGAGATAGAAACTATATATACAGATGTAGGAGATTTGGAGAAAGAACTGTTTCCTTGGAGCTGTACTAAAGAGCCTTATCTGACTTATCATCTGATGTGTTATGGTTTGACTAGACTAGGGGAAACTAAAGCTAAAGGAACTGTAACGATTAAAGGAAAAACTACTACTTTAATCAAAGAAGGAACAGTGATAGTGTCAAGATTAGGGATAAAATATAAAACTTTAACTAATGCAGTTATCAATAGCTTTGGAGAAGTTGATGTAAGTATAGAAGCAGTTGAAGGTGGAGCAAATGGCAACTGTGCTGTTGGAGATATTACAAGCTTTGAAATAGAAACAGTTGATATTTACTCAGTAACTAATAAAGAGGCAATAACTGGAGGAGCTGCTATTGAAACTGTGGAATCTGCTAAAGAAAGAATGAAAAAAAAAGCAAGTTTACCATCTCATTCAGGAAACAAAAATAACTACATAGAATGGCTAAGTGAATTAGGTGGAATTGGTAATATAGCTGTATATGGACCTTCTGATGATGTTGGAGTTCCTGCTGGTGATGTTCATATATATTTTGCAGATTACAATGGACAAGTACCGAACTCAGAACAGATACAACAAGTTAAAGACTATATAAATACTACTAACAAGAGACCTGTTGGTTGTAACTTAGTAGTGAAAGCATTTCAAGCTTTAACAACAAATCTTACGTTTGCAGAAGTTATAGTAAAAAAAGGATCTATTACTAAAGAGAAATGGATAGAGGAATTAAAAGCAAATGTTCAACTAGGATATGCTACAAAAGATTTTATAGTGACTGATACAGTTCCATATGCAAAAATAGGGAATTTAGCTTTAAATATAAAAGGAACTATCCTTTACAATGATTTTAAAATAAATGGAACTACTTCAAATATATCTATAGCTTATAATCAAACTCCAGTGATAGGAGATATCACAGTAACATCCTTTAAGGAAGTGAACTAAATGAGTGTATATGATATTTCAAATGTTTCAAGAAACAAATATATAGCTGATGATATAAAAGCTTGTGAACAGGAAATAAAACTGTCTCATGAGCTTTTTTTAAATATTAAAAATAGTATTATGAGTAAAGCTAATGAAGAAAATATAGAAAATTGGGAAAAATGGTTTGATCTATCTTATCAACCTACTTGGACACTTGATGATAGAATTAACAGACTTATTTACACTTTTAATTCTCGTGGTTTTTTTAGCCCTAAGTTTTTAAAAGAACAGGCATTGATATTTACAAATGGTGAAATTAATATCATAGAAGATTTTCCACGATATCACTTTACTATTCAATTTACAAGTGTTATTGGAACACCTCCAAATTTAGATAATTTTAAAGAAATGGTAAATGTAAATAAACCAGTACATTTGACATTTGACATCAAATTTAGATATAGAACTCACAAAGAGTTAAAAGCTTTTACACATGCATCATTAAACAAATATACTCATGAAGAAATAAGAAGTCGTACAGAAATAAGAGAGGTGAAATAATGTCAAGAAAGACTAAGCATTTAAAATTACATCTTCCTGATGCAAATGAATATTACGATGTGGAGCAAGACCAAAATCAAAATTTTGAAATTATAGATGAAGTCTTAACCCCCGCAACAAAATCTGAGATTGAAAATATTTTAAATCAAAATTTAATAAAAGATGTTTTAGAACTTGCAACAGAGCAAGACGTGAGAAATCTTTTTGTAGGAACTGTATTAGAGGGCGGAGGTACTTATAATCTCTCTTCTTTAAGTACAGACGAAAGTAAAATTGTTAATATGAGATTGTTATCTCTATTTAATGATTTAATTCTTCAAAAACTAGGAAATGATAATAATTCTCTAAAATCTGAATTAACTAGCTTAATAAATTCAATTAAAGCTACATTACAAAATGCTATAGATTTAAAAGCGAATAATACAACTACTGTAACAGGTGACGGAGCCTTAACAGGTGGTGGAGATTTATCAGCAAATAGAATTATAAATCACAAAACTTCCACAGGATTTAAACATATTCCTTCAGGAGGAGCAACTAATCAATTTCTAAAATATTCTGCTGATGGAACAGCTATATGGTCTGCTATCGCTTGGGAAGTAATTACAGGTAAAAAATCAATTATAGCAGGAACAGGGCTTAAAGGTGGAGGAACTTTAGAAAATAATATAACTCTTTCTTTAGATTATGGAACTGCTGAAGAAATTAAAAATATATTAAAATAAGGAGGCTCAATTATGGCAACAGCTACAAACGATAAACCAGTAAGACTTGGCGATTTACCAGTCGTTAAGACAAATATATTAGAAAATGCAAGACAATTTGATAAAGGAGTTGTAGGAGGATATAGTGGAGTATTTCCACTTAGTACAGCCTCTCAAGGAGGAATTTATTTATTACCGAGCACAGGTAAATTTTATGTATGTGAAACAGCTTATAATGGAGCACAGATTTCAGCTCCTAACTCAAATTTTGTTGAATTAAGTGTGTGGAAAAATCATGACAGATTAAGCAATCTAGGAGAAAACAAACTGATATTTCAAGGAGAAGTTAATGAAGGACAAACTATAAATTTTGAAGATATTTCTAAATTCAGACTATTAATATTTAGAAACAGAACTAATGCCTCAGATACAATACTGTATCGTAATGAATTTATAAAAAATACTAAATTTATGATTTCTGCTATTGCAATTGATGCACAAGGATTTTCTTTCTTGCAAGGTATAATTCTAAATAATACCTCAGCTTATATAGAGAAAGTTGTAACAAATCAAGTTTCAATAGCAAATCATAACCATTTAAAAATAGTAGGGGTATATTAAGTAATATTTGAATGACAGTTTTTAATTTTTTATCAAAACCACATTATAAAATCCTAGTTGATAATTATCATCTCTTGTAATAGCTGAAAATGTGTTACCAGTTTTTTTTATCAAAGCGTTACAACTTTTACCGTCTAAATGTGAAAAATAAAAATGTGATTCAGCATTAATATTCAAAAAAGGAACCAAATTAACAAAACCTGGCATTGTTCCTAATTTCCAGATTGTAAATATTGCAATGTTAAAATCTTCATTTATTTCAACTGATGTTTTTATTTCATTAAAATTGATTTTTTTAATTAGATTGCTTACTAAGCAATCTATTTAATATTAAAAAACGTAATCGTTTTGTATTTAATACCACTCTTACTGCTGGTCAATCAGCAGAACTTGATGAATTAAAAAAATTAGAAGGAATAATATTATTAAATGTGCCTTATTATTATACAGGAGCTGTAGGACAAGATTTGATATCTTTATTACTAAATAATACAGCTATTGCATTCTTACCTGCATGTGAACTAGATAAAAAACATTTTTATTGTCCAACAGTTATTTTTTATAAGAAACAAGGAGATAGTATAAAAATATCAACTGAAAATGGAATATTAGAAATAGAACAATTAATTTTGACATATGTTGTTTTTTAATAAACATCTTGCAGGACTTTAAAAACAGATGTAATAAAATATAGATTTTGAAATCTGAAAGAATTTAATAAATTTAAAAATATCATTTTTTAATCAATGATCAATAATTTTTACAAATTTTAAGGAGGTAAAAATAATGTTTAGAATTTTTAATAAAGATGTTATATCAAAAGAACTTTTCACAGTAAATTTATCACAACAAGAAGTTGATGTTGTATTAGAAGGAGATCTATTTAAAGATCATCCAGAACTTAGCCCTAAGGCTTGTATAGTTGTAGAACAAGATTATCCTTTTAACTATCCTACTTTTGACAGAGAAAAGAATACTATTAGAGAGATGTCGCTTTATGAGAGATATAAGAATAGTTTATACGAGTTACAATTCAATGAAGTTATTTATAAAGATGATGTTTTAACTCTTGAAGCAGGTCAATATATAAAAGATAATGAGCTCGTGACAGTTCCAAAAATTGAAGGGGTGAGAGTGGAATGGGATTGGAATACTCACACTTGGGAAGATAAAGCGAGTAATCTAGAGATAGTTCAATCGCAATATTCCGAATACGAGGGAATGGATACTCCATCAACTCTTGAGGAGATGAGATTACAAGATGAAGCTTTAGCTACAGAGTATTTAAACATGATGATAGAGTTAAGAGGGTTAATCTATACATTAAGTGCATCTGAAGCTCAATCAGTTGGATATGCAGCTATACAACTTCCTACACCAAGTCAAGCATTAAAAGAATTTAAAGATAGATTTAAAAGAGTTTAAAGGAGATGATATTTATGTTAAAAGATTTAAAAGCTATTGTAAAATTATTAAAAGAGATTAAGGAAATGCTAGCAGGTAAAAATGAGATCTCAGAATTAGAAAAGGAATATCAAGAGTATAAATATTTTGCAGACAGTAGAGGAATGAAAATGCTATCAGTTGCAGGATTAGTTGATGAATATAATGATTTTATGAGCAGATGTGAAGAAATTCTTTTCTCAGATAACAAAATCGACACTTTTGCAGCTAGAATAGAACTTCCAAAACCAAGCTCAGCGCTAGAGGCATTTAAAAACAGATTTAACAAGTTTTTCTAATTAGATGATTAATGTAATGCCTTAGAGGTTTAAAACACTTCTAAGGCTAAATTATAAGGTATAATTTTAATTTTAAGGAGGTAAAAATGAATAAAGCTAGTAGAAGAACAAGAGAGAACCTCAAAGGTGTAAATCACAAGTTAATAGCAGTGGTTGGGTATGCCTTAGCAATTTCAGAAGTAGACTTTTGGGTAAATGAAGGACTTAGAACAACTGAAAAACAACAAGAATATTTTAAAACAGGTGCTAGTCAATTAGATGGAATTAATAAAAAATCTAATCATCAGTTAGGAAGAGCAGTTGATATTTATTATGTAGGTTGGAAAAAAACAGATAGTAGCAATGACCCACGTTGGAAAAAGTTAAGAGATACTTTTGAATTAGCTGGAAAACAATTAGGAGTAAATTTAGTTTTTGGGTATGATTGGGGTTGGGATAAACCACATATTGAGTTAGCTAAAGGTGAGTGATTTAATGAATGTAGTTATAAAATTTCTCAAATATTTCATTTGTAAGTGGTTTGGAACTATAGCTATTGAAAAAATAGTTATTATACTATTAAGAGAGCTAGTTAAGAGAACTGATAGCAAAGTAGATGATGAGATCTTCAAAGCTATATTTGAAAAGACAACTGAGGGGGTACAATGAATTTAATAGAAATGATAACAGTTTCAATAACCATTATAGGTGGCATATTTGCCTATCATAGATATTTAATGAGTTTATTGGATAAGAAAATGGATAGAGAAGATTGTGGGAAGCAACAAGAACTTTTAACAGAGAAAAGAAATAACTTAGAGTTGCTGATTACAGAGAGAACTAAAACAATTTTTGAGCAACAAAAGGCAATGAGAGAAGATATTGGAATTATAAAAGAGTATATAATAGATAAATAAAATTACAAGAATAGGGACTATA